CACGTCGCTGCCGGGCGCGTTCGAGGCCTTGAGCAGCCCCCGGTCGATCTCGCTCTGGCCGTCGGTCCCGCCCGGCCGGATGGTCATGGTGACCTTGGCGAAGGTGCCGTCGGGGATCCGTTCGCCGCTCTTCTGCGGCTCGGCGTCGTTCATGTCGAAGCTCATGGCTCGTCATCCTTTCCGGGTTGCGTTGATCTTGGAGAGCAGCGCGCCGAGGTCGGGCGGCTCGGTGACATCGAGACGGCCGCTGCGATCCTTCGCCGGCAGGCCGAAGGGATTGCCGGCGCGGCAGACGAGGCGGCGTTCTTCGCCGCGCTCGGGCTCATGCCGCCAGCCGTCCCCGTCGCGCACGAACAGGCTCATGGTGATGACCTGATCGACGATGCCGGGAAGCTCGCGACCGGCCTTGCCGCCTTCCATCTGCGGCTGCCAGGTCGTGCGGTTGAACTCGTCGGTGACGCGTTCGAGGATGCCGACGAAGATCACGGTCTTCGCCTCCGCGTGCTGCAGGTGCTTCAGGAGGCCGATGACCTCGCGGGCGAGCAGCCCGTAGGCGCCGCGGGTGTCGGGTTTGCCGGTCTTGTCGGAGAAGGCCTCGGGCCGGGTCTTCGCCCAGGCCATGGCCTGGCGCGTGAGATCGGTAATGCTGTCGACGAAGATGATGCGCTTGCCCGCGATCATCTGAACGAGATCCGGATAGCTCTCCCTGAGATGCTGGTAATGCGCCTCGGAGAAGAAGCCGCTCGGGTCGGCGGACGGATTGACCCCGCCGACGAGGCAGCCGATGTCGAGGGCGTCGGCGAAGGTGCGCACCGGGATGCTGTCGCCGGGCCAGTCCTGGACAGACTTCATGCCGGCCTCGAGGTCGATGCAAAGCGTCTCCGCCGGCGGCAGCGATTTCAGCAAGGACGTCTTGCCGACGCCGCTCGGACCGAAGATCGCCATGGTGGTCTTGGCGCCGGCCGCGGACAGCCGTTCGTCGGCGCTGACGATGCGCAGCGCCATCAGCGGCCTCCAGCGTCGCGTGACGCCATATCAAGAGCGCACTCGCTTCCGCGCGCGCCCGCCTGCCGGGCAAGACCATAGAGTTTGCGCAGAGCGTGCAGGCGGTCGCCGACCGCGCTGAACTCGGCTTCGACACCCAGCAAGGCGAAGGCGATATCGTCGAGCGTGGCGTCCTCGATCGGCTTGACGACCTGTTCGCGGCGGATTTCGCCGAGCACGGGAATGACGATGGTGTCGGGCAGCGCTTCGAGCGCGTAGTGGCGCTTGCGGATCTCGGTCAGGGCAGCAGAGCTGGTCATCGGGTATCCTCGGACTTGATGGTGAGACGGAAGGTCGGCTTGGCGGTCCGCACCGTGCGGGCGGCGGCGAAGGCCTCGCGGATGGCGGTGGGCCAGGCGGTGTATTTGCGCTCGGGGACCTTGAAGCCGATGTCGACGTAATCGGCCGGGTTCTCCCCGCCCGCACGGATCCGCTCGACGAGTGCGGCGAGCAGCGACTGGTCCCAGTCGACCTTCTTCGGGAGATCGGCCGCGACGACGACGGCGCCGTCCTCGAAACGGACGAGGCCGGTGTCCTTGCCCTCGGCCCGGCGCACCGTCGCTGCCGCGTCGGCGTAGCGAAGCGCGATCGCGCCTTCGAGCCACTCCTTGAGCCGCTTGGCGGCATCCAGGGCGGCGTCGGCATCCTCCTGGAGCAGCGCCAGATGCTCCGCCGGAAGCTTTGCGATTTCGCCGACCGGCATGGTGCGGATGTCGTCGAGGCTGGGGCGGTTGCTACGAGCTGGTGCCATCACGCCACCTCCGCCAGCAGTAGGGTGGACAGCGATACCGAGGCCTGCTTCGGCTTCGGGCGGGCGATGGCCAGATAGCTGTAATCATCCGACCGGTGGCGACGCTGCACGAGATGGATCAATCCGCGCTCGGCCGCCCACCAGGCGCGGCGCGCGACGCGGGCGAGTTCCGCCCGCTCCCGTTCGGCAAGGCGCGTGCCCTGCGGCATGGTGTCGAGCGCGAGGAACCCACGGTGATATTCGAGGATGTCGCCGGGTGCTGCCTGACCGACCCAGCCGCAGAGATCGATCTCGGTGAGCGGCTTCCGGACAGCGGGGAATCTGGATGCAATGACGTTCATGATGGGCTCCTACTCACGCGCTCGCCGAACCGTCTCACGCGGCCCGGACGCCGATCGCCGTCAGGGCAAGGCGGATGTCCTTGACGCGGCGGTAGAGGCTGCTGCGGGCGCCATGCCCGCTCGCGGCAAGGCGATCGACGGTGGTGCGGGAGAGGGCTGCACAGAGAGCGCCGTCGGCGGGTTCGAGCGAGCCAAGACCGCGCTCGACATCGAGACGCTCCTCGGCGGTGGCGAATGCGTCGACGGGCTGGCCGAAGAGCGCCGACAGCCCATCGGCTTCGGCGATGAGATCGCCGCGGGTCAGCCCGTCGCTGTCGGGAATGGCCTCGTCGAGCGAGATCGGCGTCGCGCCATACATCCGGCGCTCCCGCTTCACCTTGTTGGCGATGCGCGTCGCCCTGTTGGTGAGGATGGCGCCGGCAAAGGCGCCGAGCGTGCCGCGATCTGCGTCGTAGGCGGGAAGCCGGGCTATTAGATCAACGAGCAGGTCCTGGCGGACATCGTCGAGATCGGCGCGAGGAAGCCGCAGCTGGCGGACGAGGCGGCGGGCGGCGATGTCCGCCTCATGAAGAAGGATCTGAAGGTCGTCTCGGGAAATAGAAGAATGCATCGGTCAACGCCTCGGTCATCGTTCGTGATGTCCGCAGGTTGCCGATGCGCCGGCCAGAATAGGTGGGCACGACGTGGTGATGATGTGGGCGAAGTGTGGGTATGCTTGGCCCGCGATCACCGGAGACTTCCTGCGATTGGCCGATATCCATCGGCGCCGCAGGTTTGACTGACGGTTTAGGTGTTGCGCAGCTTATTTCGTTTGCAACGGTCGTCGGGTGATGTCCGAGAGGCTTCGCATCTGGCCGTTCTCGTCGAACCAGGTGGATACCCGCGCGATCTCCTCCTCGAACTCGCCATCCGGGAACCAGCGCATGACGGTGGTGGGAGAAACCTTGAGAATTTTGGCGAGCATTCTGAAGCTTGGCTCGATCCCCCGTGCCTTGAGTTGACCACCGACGATGATCGCGGACCATCGCTTCTGGTGGGCAGCGGACGCCTGTTCGTATTCGAGGTTGGATCCGCCCAAGCGCTCGCGGATCAGGACGATAAGATCCCTTGGGATGTAAAGCTCGTCAGTCCAGCTCAAGGAATCCAGCATGCATGCGATTAGCCAATTGATCAGCTTGTCAGGGACGACCAAACCGCGTCTGGTCAGGTGGGTCTGACCTGATCGGGCGAGATCCCGAGCTTCAATCATTCTTTCCATGATCTGCAACGAGAGCGCACTTATCGCCTCAGGGTCTGCATCCAAGACGCCGGCAACAATTTGAGGATCGAAGCCGAACTTTCTGAGTTCAGGCTCCATGAACATCAGTTGGTCCATCCCGCCGACAACAGACACTTCGATTTCGGCGTCCGGGTTTTCGCGCCGCAGCTTTACATAGTGCTCAATTGTCGGATCGTTCTTGTAGGATCGGCTAATGGCGTTGAAACCACCGCCTTCATCGGTGCCGAAATCGGCCACGCTTCCCTCCTGCTGCGTTCACCAGCGGCTACTTGATCAATTCGATTTCCTCCGGAGGCAGAGCCAGCCGGTAGCCGTTCGGATTTCGCCGATTCTCGATCAATGCGCGTACGGACGTAGCATCCGCGCTGCCGCGAGCCAGCGCATCCCGAAGCGCGCGCACGGGCTCGCGCACCTGCGACGAAATCCTATGGATGCTCGCTCCCCAGATATGCGCCTCGATCGCACGATTCTCGACGATGGCGGGCGACTTCAACGCATGTTCCGCCAGAAGGACCAGCAGCTGGAATTCCTGATCGGAAAGGGTTTTGGGCATTCCGTCGAGCGATACCGTCTTGGCGGCGCGTTGAATCACCAATCGGGGCGCCAAGCTCGGTTGCGATTCCAGTTTGGACTGATCGATCGACAATCCAGGTGCAGTCCCATCGCAAGCAATGCAGTGCGATCCAGCGACAACATGAAGCCCTCCGTCGACCAAGCGCGCCCAGTCATCTGTAGCCATCGCCGGCGCGATCACCGTGATGGGTGATGACCGGGCGACCGAACGCATCAGGCCGATCAATCCCGGTTGAAGCACTGCATCCTGCGACAGTGCGAGGAACAGCGCCCGCTGATTCGATGTTTCCCCCAGATGCCAGACACCCGCCGCGACCGGCGTCGGCTTGCCTCCGAACCCGGACGCCATGGCGATTTCGCGGACCAGCGCGGAGGGATGAATCCGAAAGCTCCGCAGATCGTCAGCGCCGAGAACGACGTCGTTGCGCCGGTCCGTCGGACAAACCGCGATGTGTCGCCCGTTGACCTGATGGATGGGCCGCGCGTCGAGACCGCAATCGCACGCGGGGCACACATCCCATTCCGTTGCCGGCGCCTGCTCGACCAGGACGCCATGATCGAGCAGCCGCTCGAAATCGCGCCCGGCATGAGGCGCCGCCTGTCGGCCCCATAGAATTGCGGGATCGCCCGCCTCACTCAGCCGCAACAGCAGCCTGGGCAGCGTCTCGGTCATTGAGCAGTCCGTTGCGGCGAAGGAGCGTCATGATCCGGCCTTCGAACTGCTGACGCTTGAACATGGCGTGGGCCGGCGGCTTCAGCTTGATGGTCACCTTCTTCGCCGACTTGCCGCCGGTCGCGAAATGAACGCGGATGACGATGTGGTTGAGGCGCCAATCCGACCCGAGACGAGCGCCCCGCATCATCTCGCCCAACCTGGCCAGGGCGTTGTCGCGTCCGTCGCGCGCAACATAGGAGTAGAAGGTCCGTGTCTCGCCGGTCTTCGGATCGGCGCCGACGCGGTCGACCTGGACCTCGGTGATCTGGACCCGCTGGATGCCCGGATCGAAGTCATGGTTGAACGCGAAGTCGAAGCCCGCGCGCTGCACCGGGTCGAGCGTGTAGAGGTTCTGGGCGTCGTCGCCGGCGAAGAATTCGGGTTTGCCGAGAATCTTGTCGGCGAACAGTTCCGCGAGATCGGCGCGGCGCGCCTTGGCCACGCCGCCGATCTTCAACAGGCCCGTCGTGGAGTTGTAGGACAGCACCGCGTGTTCGGCGGCGCGGAAGCTGATCACGCGCTTCTGGTCTTTTTGCAGGACATCGGTCGTGGTGATCGGAGAGCCATGCTCGATCACCAGCACTAATTCGCCGGCATCGTCATACCAGCCGGCGCGGCAATAATTGCTGCGGAGATCCTGTTCGAACATCGCGGCGGCGGCGGTTTCAAACTCAGCCTTTGCGCGATCATCCATGATCGCCTCAATGCCTTCGTCGCGGCCCACGAACTCGGCGAGTGACGTGCGCGCCATGAGCGCCATCATGTCCGATGCGGCGTCGAAGACGTCGGGATGGTCGAGGAAGACGCGCAGGGCGACGTGCTTGGGATCCTGGTGAACCTCCGGCTCGTCACCGTTCGCTTCGGGTGTCAGGCGTATCCCGAGCCGCGCGGCCTGTTGAAGGATGATGTCGAGGCCTGCCGCATTGCCGAGCTCCGCGATGCGATGCAGGTCGGCGACGAGTCCCTCCGGATAGTTCTCTTCCGGTCCCGCGAAGAAGTCCTGGACGGCGCTGCGAGCATCGTCCTGCGCCGCCTCATCCCTGAAGACCCCAAGGTCCAACCCGTTCAGCGCATCACAGTGGCGCTCAAACAGGCGGCTGAGCAAGCCGAGATCGACGGTACGCGTAAACTTGGGATTGACGAATTTCTTCAGGTTCTTAGCCATCTCACCCGCCCATAATTGCCTCGCATTTGTTCATCTTACGTTCTTATCGCAAATGCTTGGTGGAGTCGATTCAAAAGCCCTCGCCTTGGGACGGATCGTCCGCACCGTGAGTAGAGGCCAAGGGAATCCAATCCCTTAGGTGATCTCTGCGATGGACATGCCGAACCCGATCCACCCCGGGCATATGACGCCGGACGAGCGAATCGGGGAGGTCTGCAGGATTCTTGCGCGCGGGCTGGTTCGGCTCAAGGCACGCCAGTCAAGGCAAGTATCTGGCGACCGCGGAGAAAGTTGCCTTCACTTCCCGCCCGACCGGAGCGGTCATGGAACTCCAATTTGCAAAGGAGACGCATGACCATGACAGAAAACATCCTGTCCCGGCTGGCCGCGCTGAAGACCACGCCGACGCCCGACCTCAAGAAGCAGTGGCGCGAACTCTTCGACACGGAGGCGCCGCCTTACAATCGGCGCTTCCTCGAAAGCCGGCTCGCCTATCGGATCCAGGAATTGGCTTATGGCGGTTTGAAACCGGCGACCATCGAACGCCTCGAGGCCTTGGGCGAGCAACTCGACGGCGGCAACATCGTGCTGCGCCGGATCCGCGCCGACGACAAGCCGATCGCCGGCACGCGGCTGATCCGCGAGTGGCAGGGCGTCGAGCACACCGTCACGGTGCTGAGCGACGGTTATGAATGGCAGGGGCGTCCCTACCGCTCGCTCTCCGCCATCGCGCGCGCCATCACCGGGACGCGCTGGAACGGCTGGGTCTTCTTCGGCCTCAAGAACCGGCGAGGCCAAGCATGACGAAATCACCCGCATCCGCCAAATCCATCCGAAAGCTGCGCTGCGCGGTCTATACGCGCAAGTCGACGGAAGAAGGGCTGGAGATGGAATTCAACAGCCTCGACGCCCAGCGCGAGGCTTGTGAGGCCTATATCGCTAGCCAGAAGCCCGAAGGCTGGCTGCTCATCCCCGAGTCCTATGACGACGGCGGCTTCTCAGGCGGCACGCTGGACCGGCCTGCGCTGAAGCGCCTGCTCGCCAACATCGAGGACGGCCGGATCGACGTGGTCGTCGTCTACAAGATCGACCGGCTCAGCCGCTCGCTGATGGATTTCGCCAAACTGGTCGAGGTGTTCGATCGCCGTGGGGTCACCTTCGTCAGCGTGACCCAGTCGTTCAACACCACGACGTCGATGGGACGGCTGACGCTCAACATCCTGCTCAGCTTCGCCCAGTTCGAGCGGGAGGTGATCGGCGAGCGCATCCGGGACAAGATTGCCGCCTCGCGCAAACGCGGCATGTGGATGGGCGGGTTCGTGCCGCTCGGCTACGAGGTCAGGGACCGCAAGCTGGTGATCAATGATGCCGAGGCCGCGACGGTCCGGATGATCTTCGAGCGCTTCGTCGAGGTGGGTTCGGCGACGGCGCTGGCTCGGGCGCTCGCCGCCGAGGGTGTGCGGACGCGGCGCGGACGGCTCGTCGACAAGGGCTTCCTCTACAAGCTGCTCAACAACCGGATCTATATCGGGGACGCCGTGCACAAGGGGACGGCCTATCCCGGCGAGCACGAAGCCATCATCACGCGCGCCCTGTGGGACAAGGTGCACGGAATCCTGCGCGAGAGCCCAAGGGTCCGCGCCGGCCGGACACGGGCCGCGACACCGGCCCTGCTGAAGGGCCTCATCTTCGGTCCAACCGGCTGCGCCATGACGCCGACGCACACGCGGCGCGGCGACAAGCTCTACCGCTACTATGTCAGCCAGTCGGTCCTGAAGCGCGGCGCCGATGCCTGCCCGGTGGGGCGCGTGCCCGCCGCCGAGATCGAGGGCGCAGTGGTCGACCAGCTGCGCGGCTTCCTTCGCGCACCGGAGGTGATCGTCGGCACATGGCGATCGGCGCGGCGCGAGATCGATGGTCTGTCCGAGGCTGAGGTCAGGGAAGCTCTGGAAGGGCTGGATCCGCTGTGGGACGAGCTGTTCCCGGCCGAGCAGGCGCGCGTCGTCCAGCTCCTTGTCGAGCGCGTCGATGTCGGACAGGGAGGCGTCGACATCCGCCTCCGCGTCGATGGGCTGGCTCGTCTGGTTCATGAGCTTGGTGGCAAGGCCGACGATCCGCGGAGGGCAGCATGAGAGCCGGTGACGCCACCACCGATGACGGGCGCACGCTGACAGTCCGTGTTCCCCTGACCGTCCGGAAGCGCGGCGGGCGCAAGCAGGTGGTGATGCCCGACGGGGCATGTTGGGGCCAGCCTCGCCCGCGCGTCGACAACACCATGGTCAAGGCGATCGCCCGGGCCCACCGCTGGAAGCGCCTCATGGAGAGCGGCCGATTCGCCTCGGTGACCGAGCTGGCCGAAGCGGAGAAGATCAACCAGTCCTATCTGTGCCGGGTCCTGCGCCTGACCCTGCTCGCCCCGGACATCGTCGAGATGATTCTCGACGGAAGGCAGCCAGCCGGCCTTCAGATGGACGCCCTGCTGAGGCCCTTCCCCAGCGAGTGGATGGCACAGCGGCAGCACATCCTCGACCGATAATTGCCTCCTCGAAGCCGCTTTCTCTAGCGCCTCCCGGCAATGTCTGGCATCCTTTGCCATCGATTCCATGAGGGGCCGGTCCATGCCGGACGAGATTCTGACGCTGCCGGAGGTGGCCCAATTGCTCAAGGTCGCCGAAAAGACCGTCTACACGATGGCCCAACGCGGGGAGATCCCGGCGTTCAAGGTGCGTGGGCAATGGCGATTCAAGCGCCTGGACCTCGACCAATGGATTGAGCATCAGAAGGCCTCTCATCACGACAGTCCGATACCCTCGCCATCTGACCCGGGCGATGCCTCCAAGAAGCGACGGAGGCCTGATGATCACTGATTATCACGCGAAATATTTCGCGCACGAACTGACCAAAAGATGCGCTCCGGACAGCGTCGAGAAGCTTGCAGGGGCCGTTGCCGGTGCGCAGGTTGATCTCAATCCGCATCAGGTGGACGCAGCCCTCTTCGCGTTCTCATCTCCTCTCTCCAAAGGCGCATTGCTCGCTGATGAAGTGGGGCTCGGAAAAACGATCGAGGCTGGCCTCGTCATCTCTCAGAGGTGGGCAGAGCGTAAGCGCCGGATCCTGATCATCACGCCTTCCAATCTGCGCAAGCAATGGCATCAGGAACTCAGCGAGAAATTTTTCCTGCCGTGCCTGATCCTCGAGTCTCGCTCGTATAATGAGGCCATCAAAGCCGGATCATTCCGCCCTTTCGATGCGGCCGACTCGATCGTCATTTGCTCGTACCAGTTTGCCCGGAACAAGGCTGCAGACGTCCATGCCATGCCTTGGGATCTTGTAGTGATCGACGAAGCCCACAGGCTGAGGAACGTCTACAAGCCGTCGAATGTAATCGCGAACACGCTCAAGCGAGCGCTGGAGCATAAGCAGAAACTACTTCTGACCGCGACCCCCCTTCAGAACACTCTCCTTGAACTCTACGGCCTCGTGAGTTTTATCGATGAGCATACGTTTGGGGATCTGAAGAGCTTTCGGGAACAGTTCGCCAACCTCAGTCGAGAACGGACGTTCCACGTCCTTCGTGAGCGGCTGAAACCGATTTGTCATCGCACATTGCGCCGGCAGGTGACCGCCTACATCCCCTACACGCGCCGTTTACCGATCGTCGAGGAATTCACGCCTGCCGAAGGCGAGGATCGGCTGTATCAGCTGGTCTCGGATTACCTTAGACGCGACAACCTTCAGGCTTTGCCGTCGGGTCAGCGGTCTCTGATGACGTTGGTCCTGCGCAAATTGCTCGCGTCTTCAACGTTCGCCATCGCGGGCGCTCTATCGTCGATTTCTGCCCGATTACAGGAAAAGTTGCGCAAGCACGAGGCTGCGACTTCCCTCGAAGACGACCTCGGTGAGGATTACGAAGCGCTCGACGCCACGGCAGAGGAATGGACCGACGAAGAAGAGCTCGAACCCCTGACAGAGGCAGACCGCAAGGCGATCGAGGCGGAAATTGCCGACCTCGACGAGTTCGCCAGGCTCGCCACATCCATCGAGCACAATGCCAAGGGCCTGGCGTTGCTGAAGGCGCTGGGTGTCGCCTTCGCAAAAGCCGAAGAGCTCGGGGCGGCGCAGAAGGCCATCATCTTCACGGAATCGCGCCGCACTCAAGCCTATCTGCTGCGGGTCCTGGCAGATAGCCCGTATGCGGACGGTATCGTCCTCTTCAACGGCACGAACACCGATCAGCGTTCCAGAGAGATATACGCGCGCTGGATCGAGAGACATAAGGGTTCCGACCGGGTCACCGGATCACGAACGGCCGACATGCGGTCCGCTCTCGTGGATTATTTCCGCGAGGAGGGGCGTATCATGATCGCGACCGAAGCGGGCGCCGAAGGCATCAACCTGCAATTCTGCTCGCTGGTCGTGAACTACGACCTGCCCTGGAATCCGCAGCGGGTGGAGCAGCGTATTGGGCGTTGTCACCGCTACGGTCAGAAGCATGACGTCGTTGTGGTGAATTTTATTAATCGGCGGAACGAGGCTGATCAGCGCGTCTATCAGCTACTCTCCGAAAAGTTCAAGTTGTTTGAAGGCGTATTCGGAGCCAGCGATGAGGTTCTGGGCGTCATCGAGTCGGGGGTCGACTTCGAGAAGCGCATTGCCGCCATTTATCAGCAATGCCGCCAAACCGATGAGATCCGAACCGCCTTCGATCAGCTGCAGCTGGAACTAAGCCTCGAAATCAATGAGGCGATGAGCCAGACGAGGCAGAAGCTCCTGGAGAACTTCGACGACGAAGTTCGCGAGAAGCTGAAGGTGCGTGACGAGGATGCGAAGGTCTACCTGGACCGCTTTGAGCAGCTGCTGATGCGTGTGACCAGCCACGAGCTCAACGGCGTGGCCGACTTCCACAACACGTCCTCGTTCACGCTCGCCGAGCGGCCGCCATGGGCAAACGGCAAGGAAATCCCACTCGGCCTTTATGAACTGCCGCGCCGTTCCGGCGAGGCGCACCTCTACCGGGTCAATCATCCGCTTGGTTCAGCCGTGGTGGCGCGGGCACAGAGCCGCGACTTGCCGCCTGCCGAGATCACGTTCGATTACTCCAACCACTCCGGCAAGATTAGCATTCTGGAACCTTTCAGCGGGCAGGCTGGATGGCTCAAGGCGTGCGTACTTACGATCGAGGCCCTCGATCAAGCCGAAGATCACATTCTTTTGGCCGCCGAGACAGACGATGGAGAAGGCTTGAGCGCAGAAGCATGCGAGCGCCTCCTCACTCTCAATGGGCACAACAAAGCGCCGATCGACGTTCCTGCAGAGCCGATCACGCGGCTGGACGCCACGGTCCGCGAGCAGCAGCGCTTGATCCAGCGCGCCGTCTCGGAGCGGAATGCACGCTTCTTCGAGCTGGAAGCGGACAAGCTCGACGGCTGGGCCGACGACCTCAAGGTGGGCCTGGAGCGGGAGATCAAGGAGATCGATCGGCAGATCAAGGAGGCGCGACGGGCCGCGACCGCGGCCCTGACTCTGGAAGAAAAGCTGACCGGCCAGAAGCAGATCAAGTCACTCGAGGCGCTTCGCAATCAGAAGCGCCGGTCGCTGTTTGACGCGCAGGACGAGATCGACAAGCAGCGGTCCGAACTCATCGCCCAGATCGAGGGAAAGTTGGAGCAGAAGGTCGATCTCGCTCCGCTTTTCACGATTCGCTGGCGCCTTCACTGACGGAGAGATGCAGACCATGGCTCCGCTCAGCGCAGATTATATGGCTCTTCTGGAAACAGCCCTCACACGGGATTTCGTGCCGCATCTCCCCCCTTTGCAGGATCAGACAAAGCCGGCCGATCAGCAGGCGAAGAAGAACTTATCGCGCGCCTTCAGCGCATTCGCGCTTCATAAGCTGTGCGAAATTTCTCCGAAGGATGCTGCAGCGGCTGTCGTCGATGATTTCGACGATTTCGGCATCGACGCGATTTACTACCAGGGCAGTTCGGAAACACTTTTCCTTGTCCAAGGCAAATTGAAGGCCTCGGAAACCTTCAGCCAGGACGAGGCCAATGCGTTTTGCCAGGGTGCGAGACGGCTGATCAAGCAGGATTTTACCGGCTTCAACGGGCACGTCACGAACAGGCAGGCCGAGATCGAGGGGGCGCTGGAGGCCTGCTCGCATATTCAACTGGTCATCGCCCATACCGGCGCCGGGATCAGCAACCACGCCGAAACTGCGATCAACGACCTCCTGAACGACGAAGATCACGGCGAGGAGCGCCTAAAAAAGGCGGCCGTCGACTATGGCTCGGACCGGGTTGCGGCGGATCTCCAGGCCGGTCAGGCTTATCCGCGGGTGGACGCAAATCTGACGTTGCACGATTGGGCGTCCTCCATGGTCCCCCGCAAGACCTACTTCGGCATGGTGAAGGTCGCCGATCTGGTCGGCCTGCACGATAAGCACGGCAAGGCGCTCTATGCCAAGAACATCAGGGTGTTTCTTGGTCAGACCACGGAGGTGAACCGCTCAATCCGGGAAACGCTCGCGACCAATCCCGGCGACTTCATGTACCTGAACAACGGCGTGACCGCCCTGTGCGAGCAGATCGACCCGAAGAACGGCACCCGAGACAAGAAGAAGTTCAAGGTGACAGGTCTCTCCGTGATCAACGGCGCACAAACCATCGCGTCATCGGCTCGCTATGCGGCGGAAAACAAAACGGCCGACATCTCAGCCGCCTCTGTCCTGGTCACGCTGATCAAATCTGATTCCGACGAGGCGTTCGGTAAAGCCGTCACCCGGGCTCGCAACCACCAGAATCCCGTTCTCCTTGCCAATTTCGCGGCCCTGGACGATCAGCAGGAACGGCTGCGGCGTGAACTCGCCTATCTCGATATCCACTACGCCTACAAGGCGGAGGGGCCCGATAATGCGCAGGACCCGAAGCGCATTCGCATCGACGAGGCGGCGCAGGCGTTGGCGCTTCTCCAGCCGGACCCTCGATATGTCGTTTGGCTGAAGAAGGAGCCGGCCCAGCTTCTCGATACCGAGTCCGCCGCATACCAGAACCTCTTCAACGCGAAGCTCACGGGTATCGAACTGGGGAACGCCGTGCGGGCGTTGCGCTACATCCAATCCAGGATGCTTGCGGAGGCCAAAGCGGCAAACGGCCCGGAACGGCTCACCTACAAGCATGGGGGATATGGCCTCGGGTTCGTCCTGGTAAAGCGCATCAGACAGGCGATTGCCGGGCCTGCGCTCATCGACGAGGCGAAGCTGAAGACCGAACTAGGCGCGGCGTTCGATCTTGCCCGTCAGACGCTATGGGGCGCAGTCCAGCCGAAGACGGCACTCAAGGGGCCCCTGGCAATCTTCCGCAATCAGACAGACGCCATTCCCCTGCTTCGCGATGTCATGATCGACCACTACGGCTTGGGCGCTGATCCTGCGATCGCGCCCCTTAAGGCCAAGGTGGTCTTGACAGATCCATACCCTCAAAAAGCCCTTTTCGACTTTCTGTCGGCGAAGGCGCCGCAGATCGGGAATATCACATGAGCAAGAAACAAAAACTTGAATTGACATGGGTCGGCAAGGAAAACCGGCCGCGGCTGGAGCCGCGCATCCTGCTCGAAGACCCCGAGAAATCCTACCATGCCGCGCACCGCGTCGGTGAGGATGACTTCTTCGATAACCGGCTGATCTATGGCGACAACCTGCTCGCGCTGAAGGCGCTGGAGCAGGAGTTCGCCGGCAAGGTGAAGTGCGTCTTCATCGACCCGCCGTACAACACGGGGAGTGCATTTGAGCAGTATGAAGATGGATTAGAGCATTCAATCTGGCTCGGATTAATGCGAGATCGCCTAGAGCTTCTTAGGAGACTTTTGTCTGACGATGGATCTCTTTGGATCACTATTGATGATAATGAGGCTTATTATTTAAAGATCCTATGTGATGAGATCTTTGGTCGCTCAAATTTTGTCACCAGCGTCATATGGGCAAAGAGGGTTTCTCCAGCGAACGATGCTAAATATTTCAGCTCCGATCACGATTTCATCCTTATCTATGCGAAGGATAAAACAATCTGGAGGCCGAACCGGCTTCATAGGGAGGAATCAAAAAATTCTTACTATAAAAATCCAGATAATGATCCACGAGGTCCATGGAATTCTGTTACTTACACTGGGAACAAAACACGAGTCGAGCGACCGAATCTTTATTACGGAATAACAAATCCAAACACAGGCGACGTCATTTTCCCCCCTGACACGCTAACATGGCGCTACGGGCAGGAGAGGCATACCGAGAACGAAAGGGATCGACTTCTTTACTGGGGGAAAGATGGCAAATCTAAGGTGCCTCGTCTCAAGATGTTCTTGGAAGATGCGAAACCTATTGTGCCTCGCAGCGTGTGGCCGGCAAGCGAGGTCGGAAGCACCCAGACATCAATGACCGAGCAAAAAGCTCTCTCACCAACACCTTTTGCGACACCAAAACCTGAGCTGCTGTTGCAGCGGATAGTACACATTGCGACTGTTGAAGGCGATCTCGTTCTCGACTCTTTCGCCGGGTCCGGCACCACCGGCGCCGTCGCCCACAAGATGGGCCGCCGATGGATCATGGTGGAACTGGGCGAGCACTGCCACACGCATATCATTCCTCGACTGAAGAAGGTCATCGACGGCGAGGACAAGGGCGGCATCACCGAGGCCGTCGGGTGGCAGGGCGGCGGCGGCTTCCGCTACTTCAAGCTGGCGCCATCGCTCCTTGAGACCGACAAATGGGGCCGCGAGGTCATCAGCAAGGCCTACAATGCGGAAATGCTGGCCGAAGCCCTGTGCAAGCTGGAGGGCTTCACCTACGCGCCGAGCGACGCCGTTTACTGGCAACAAGGGCATTCGACCGAGCGTGACTTCATCTATGTCACGACCCAGACCCTCGGATCCGAGCAGCTCCAGCAGTTGAGCGAGGAGGTCGGGCCGGATCAGACGCTGCTCGTCCTGTGCTCGGCTTTCCGCGGCAACGTCGATCGCTGGCCCAACCTGACCGTGAAGAAGATTCCTAACCACATTCGCGCGCGCTGCGAGTGGGGGCATGACGATTACAGCCTGAACGTCGAGAACCTGCCGAAGGCGCCGCCGAAGCCCGCGGCCGACGAGAGTGCGCCGAGCACGGTGAAATCGAAGCAGCCCGACCTGTTCGGCGCGAATAAGGGGGGCAGCAAATGAACCGTCATGTGAACTCCATCGCGGGCCGCCTCAGCCTGCGTCCCCCGCAGCGCCAGTCTCTCGAAATCCTGGACCGGATCACGGAGATCGTGCCGCCCCGTAAAGGCGCCGATCTGGATGCGGCCCTTGCCGCCATTCAAAGCGAATTTCCCGGCGTCACGGACTTCGAGCGGGAGTTCCCCAGCCTGTGCTTCGCGCTGGCGACGGGTGTCGGCAAGACGCGGCTGATGGGCGCCTTCATCGGCTATCTCCACCTGGCGCACGGGCTGAACAACTTCTTCGTCCTCGCGCCGAACCTGACGATCTACAAAAAGCTGATCACCGACTTCACGCCCAACACCCCGAAATACGTTCTGAAGGGCATTTCGGAGTTCGCCGTTGCCCCGCCCGTCATCACCACGGGCGAAAACTACGAGCGGCAGATCGCGAGCGGTGGCCAGCTGTTCCCGACCACGATCAACATCTTCAACATCTCGAAGATCAACTCCGAGGTTCGGGGCGGGCGCAGCCCGCGCATCCGCAGCTTTCGCGAGGAGATCGGGGAGAGCTACTTCGACTACCTCTCCGGGCTCGATGATCTCGTGCTGATCATGGACGAGTCGCATCGCTACCGCGCCTCGGCCGGCATTCGCGCGATCAACGAGCTGAAGCCCGTTCTCGGCCTTGAACTCACGGCCACGCCCTTCGTCGAGACAAACCGCGGCCCCAGCCCGTTCAAGAACGTCATCTTCGACTATCCGCTCGGCCGCGCCATGGCGGACGGCTTCGTGAAGGAGCCGGCTGTCGTCACCCGGAAGAACTTCAACCCGGCCGGCATGTCGATGGAGCAGATCGAGCGCCTGAAGCTCGAAGACAGCGTGCGGCTCCATGAAAGCGTGAAGGTCGAACTGGAGACCTATGCGCGCGAAACGATGAACCCCATCGTCAAGCCGTTCTTGCTGGTCATCGCGCGGGACACGACGCACGCGGGCCAGCTGATGCAGCTGATCCAGTCGGAGGGCTTCTTCGAAGGGCGTTATGCGGAGAGGGTGATCCAAGTCGATTCCAGCAAGACCGGCGCCGAGGAGGACGAAATGGTCGAGCGGTTGCTCCGTGTCGAGCTGACCTCCGAACCGACCGAGATCGTCATCCACGTCAACATGCTGAAGGAAGGCTGGGACGTCACCAACCTCTACACGATCGTGCCGCTCCGCGCGGCGAACGCGCGCACGCTGATCGAGCAGTCTATCGGTCGTGGTCTTCGGCTTCCCTATGGCAAGCGGACCGGCGTTACGGCTGTGGATCGACTCAACATTGTCGCGCACGACCGCTTCCAGGAAATCGTGGAAGAGGCGAACAATCCCAACTCCACGATCCGCCTGCAGCAGGTGATACTCAATCCCGACCAGCTTCAGCAGAAGACGATCACGATCGTCTCGCAGCCGCAGCTCGCCGCGAAACTGGGACTTCAGCCCGAGCATCCGACGGCGACCACTTATGAGTCGGAGCCCAATAGGGCATCGCCGGTGTTCGGTCCCGAGGAGCAGAGGATTGCCCAGATCACCTACGACGTGATCCGCAGATTCGAAAGCCAGCCCGAAAAGCTGCCGAGCGTCTCCTATCTTCAGCAGCCCGATGTCCAGGCCGCGGTGCTGAGGGAGGTGGCGACGCAGTATCGCCCGGCCCAGATGGAACTGACCGGTATCAC